ACGGGCTCGTTGTCTCTGAAAATTTTTTTCGGCACTTTCACCTTGCCATTTTTTTTTTGGAATGGTAACTTGAACGAGTTATTCTCTTTTGTTTTCCATATCTCACATACACCGGCATATATAAGTTTCTTCAAATTCCTGTTGTTGCCCAGGTACAATTCTTTGACATGGTCTTTTGTGACGTGATCAATACAGGGTTTGTCATATGAGTTGTAGTTTATTGTGATGTTATTTGTTGTATTATGACAATTTGTGTTGTTGTTGTTTGTGGTGTTGTTATTAATGTTGTTATTGGTCGTATTGTTAATATTTCCTCCAGATTGTTTCAAACTACATCTGACCATATGTCGTTTCAAATTATCTACACGAGAAAATTCCTTCTCACAATAAGGGCAAGTTGTGCTGTCGTCAGGTTCTTCTTGCAACGGAAGCGATGGGGTTTCAGCTTCGGCTGCAACCGGCTCACAAAGTACCGGTGGAGGATAACAGTCTATGTTTCTTTTATGCCTCGACTTAGCTGGTCTACTAGAGAAAATCTTTAAACAAACTTCGCACTGAAGTGCCTTTTTTGCTGGGTCAGGGATAAGTTCTGGGTTAACTTCTAGGGTAACTTTTTTGGGATTTACGTTAACTTTTTGAGGATTTACGTTAACTTTTTGAGGATTTACGTTAACTTTTTGAGGATTTATGTTAACTTTTTCCAAAACAGGGGTAACATCTTCATGCTTTTTACAGGGTTTTTTCCTGTTCATATGTCTCTTAAAAGTATCCAGCCGACTAGTCTTAAAACCGCACCTTTCACATTCATGCATTTATTAGCTCTTTGTACCTATATGAGAAAATAATCTTTAAATCGTTTCTTATGTGTTTAATTGTTAGCCTTTGTGATTTTTATCAATACCTTTCCAACGCAACTAGAAAAAGTGAACAACGCATTTATACCGCAATTACTTTCTAATCAACGCAGTTTCCATATTAACAATTAAATATCAACGCAATTCACAATTTTTTACAACGCAATTTTCTCCTCCTCCTCCTCAATAAAAAAAAGGGGCACACACGTTTTTTTTTCAAAAAGTATTTCAAAAAAAAATTTCACGACGAAAAATACTTTTCAAAATGTCTGATTTTCACTCCAAAATATGGTATCAATCACATCTTTCAACAGTCTCATAATTTACTTTCAGAAAAGCAAATCAAAAAAGCGCCCAAAAAATGAAAGTCCGGAAAAACTTCATTCACTAAAAGAATTTTTCAGGATGGTCCTTTTCAAGATGGACAAAATTCTTTTTTTAGATTTCGAGACTGATGGGTACGGTACATTCAGACCACCTACCCAAAAAATAGTCCAATTGGGCTACATTTTAGGAGATAAAGAAGTATCCATCTTTAACAGTGATGTTGTTGACGTCAATCCACAAGTTCCACACCCTTTTGATGCCGACTATCTGAAAACAAATGGAGTCCCCTTCAAAGAAATCATGGAAAAATTTCTCGTAGACCTGAAATCATGTGAAGGCATTTGCGCTCACAACGCGAAGTTTGACTTGGGTTGCCTCAAACATGAGCTATTTTCTCGTTGTGGAGGATATTACAACGAAGTTTTAAAAGATCCTCTGTATGGCGAGGTAATTAAAGAGCTACTAAAAAAAACCATCGTAGATACAATGGTCATTTCCACTCCAATTTGCAAACTACAAGGTAAATTCGGATATAAATGGCCAACGTTAGAGGAACTTCATGTCTTTTGTTTCGAAGAAAAACCGGATGAAATTTTACATGACGCACTGAATGATTGTAGGGTTACAAAAAGGTCTTTAGAATATTTGATAGAAAGTGGTTTGATTCCACAAATTGCAGTGTGAATATTTTCGTCGACCTTTTGCGTTAGTGCGCAGTGTTTTGAAAAAAAAAATCTCTCCTGTGAAAAAATGTCTCTTACGTACTATGACTTAGGTGATAATGAAACAGATTTTTCAAAACTATTCAATGGTACTAGATTTGACGTCATAGTGATTCCATACGAAATACTTAAATACATGGACAAGAATCATTTGGGAGATCGAATGCTGATATCAATAAAAAATGGCCGACCTAAACACATGAATGAACAGATGTACCAAACCAACATATCTGACCTGATATTAGAATTAAAGTATATATTGAAAGAAAAATTACACATACTATTATTTGATTATCGACAAAAATATCGAACAATCTTTATGCCTAGAGCAGATTTTATATGGACAGACCTCCAATTAAATTCAAAACAATATCAACTCGTGCATAACATAGAATTTAGGGGAAAATATAAATTTTATCGTTACCGACCGAATATTTCGAAAATATTTTTCAGGCCACCCATTTGAGATACAGCATCGTCAAAATGCTCCCGGGTGACCAAATGGCCACAGTCTCCGACTAACCCGTTCTGTTCCAAAATCACCTTTGCTTTGTATTCATCTTCAGTATAAAGTTGTTTTGTCCTTAGATATTCAAGACGATCAACTAGTTCCTTTTTTTTACCGGAGACAGGTAATCCCTTCAATCGAAGCATATCTTTGAGCTCCTTTACGGTTCTGTTATACATAAATGAGTATCTTGAGTATCAAGGATGTCTTTAAATGTTTTGCACAAAATCCTTCAGTACATTTTACGATTTTTTTCAACTCGTATATTTGGACGATTTTTCTTTTTGAAAGCATCTGGGTCATATTGATCTTCGTCGTCGTCAGAAGCAGATATGTTGCGTGAAAGTGACCAATAATGATCAGCACATATTTTAAAATTACCGTGAGAACCCGCCTTATACCAGAACACACAATCTTCTAATTTATTTGACGTGGTGGTATTGTCGATGACTATACACTCGTAATTTTCTGTACACTGGTCGAGAACCTGACAAAAAATCTCAAAGGTAGGAAACATTCCTGCGTAATTGTCGTACAATCTTTTTCTATTTGCAACGATGTTTTCTCTTAATATGAATATGTAGTCGATGTTTGTTCGCAAATTCGGTGGTATTCCGAGAGGGTATTGCATACTAAGAATGAAGAACATCTTGAGGTGTCTCCCATTCATAAAAATTGATCTGACGTCTTTATGTTTGGTCCAAGAAGAATCATACAAACAGTCGTCCAAAATAAGGAATGCACGTGGATCAACAGAGTCTCCTCCTGGTTGATTCTTTCTTTTCATTATTAACTTCTGCCGAGAAACAACATTTTCTATGATGGCTGCTTTATATTCGTCGTGAATCAATATTTTTGGTACCATATGCCCATAAAATCCGTTTGCGGATTCGGTGCCAGATATGACTGTACCAATTGGCAAATCTGTATGATGATACAATAGATCTTTTATCAAAAAACTCTTTCCTGTATGACGCTTACCGATCATTACGACAACTTTATCATCTTGAATTCTATTTATATCGAATTTTTTAAGCTCTAACTTCATTAGAACGTTAAAGAGAAAAAATATACATTGACTTTATACTGCGTCTGCAGCAGTCAACGTAAAACAACCAGTGTACCCCATTTTCGTCAGATAATCGACGGCCTTCCTGGAAATAATTCCATATGGACATCCATTAAAGATATATAATCTTTTATTGAGATGTACGTGTTCTGGTAATCTATTACCCTCTCTGATTAATCTGAACGGAAAATGCACCCAGTCATTTTGGTGAGAAAACATTCTTTCAAAATTTGACCTAATATCAATAAGGTGATCAAAATGAACGCGCGACTGTACGTCTAATTTTTCGTGTACACCGTTACTATAAATGAACATGTCATTTGTTAAATTGTAAAAGAAAAAAAAACGAATTCCAATGTATTACAAAATTACGGTGGACTTTAACGTTCGAATCTTTCATAGATGTGCCACATCTTCGTCGGATCCACCCTTCTCAAGGGAACAACTCGCGCTGGACACCCATGTGTTCTATCCCGCCAAAATATGTTTCTTCATACCAGTTGATGAATCCCAACAGTTTTCGAATGCATCGTTCATCAACGGATTTCATGGGTTTCACGGATTTCATGGGTTTCGCCGTCGTCTCATCCCCACGACGCCGCACGAATCCAAATCCTTCGTCAAGTTGGTCAACGTTTGGATCATACACGTTTAGTATCCAATCATCGATGTCAAAGGACGTCACGCATTCTTGTCTGCCGTACATTGGGCCTTTCGCGGCGGACCCAACTTACGTGCAGGTAAAAATACGAACCGGTCATCAAAAAAATCAGAAATAATATCTCAACATTAACGCTAAAACCATAGCGAAGATCAATATTGGTAAATCATACTTAATTTGATTTTTCTCTGTCCAACCAATTGTGAAATAGACTGTAAGAAATATACTCAAAGCACGAAAGAAAACTTCATATTTTTGACTCATTATTAGCCTTTTAACTATATAAAAGATATTTTTTTACTTTTGTTTCTTCCCAGTTGTCGTCAGCGCCACTTTTCTTGCGCACCTCTATGAAATATCGCATCCACGAAGCAGTGTGTAAAGGCGATCTGGGTGAAATACAGCGAGCGTTAAAGGAATACGACGCGCATCGTTGGATCAACGCACCATGTCCGACAAAAGACTACTTCTGTCCACTTCACCTGGCATGCGAAAAACAGGACAAGGACATCGTGCAGATACTTTTAAAGAACGGAGCAGACGTTCATCAAAAGTTACCAGTTGAGGCATGTGCGGAACCGAACTCTCCGAGCGATTTGGAGGATGTGGATGACCTATACGCACCAATACACTTTGCCGTAGATTTTTCAGCCGGAGACTGTAGTCTATTGGATATATTGCTCAAGTACGGCGCCGACGTAAACCATCCTTTGCTCGACGGAACAACACCACTTCATCTTGCGATTCAGGCGAATGATAAACGAATGATACCAATAGTTGAACATCTAATAAAAAAAGGGGCAAACATAAATTGTAGACACGGAACCGGTTTCACAACAGCAATTGAAGATTCATACAGGTGTGGGTTTACAGAAATTACGGCTGTACTATCGAACATGTGTCAATATTGCGGAGCGAAGCAAGCCAAAACAACGCCGCTACAATCATGTCCATGCAAAAGACACAATTACTGCTCTGAAAAATGTCAAGCTGATGATTATTTTCATGCCAATATTTGCAAGTATTTAGCTAACAAGAAAAAACCAAGATTTAAAATCGGGCAAAAAGTAAAATGTGTGATGCTAGCAGATGACAGAATGACTCATATACTTCGTGACGGAAGAGTAGTTCGGCATTGGTACAATCAGGAAGACTTCAAGAAATACCAATACGTGCCTTATCAAATCCTTCTTGAATGTGGGGCACTCGTATACGCTCCAACTGATACAGATGAAGATATTCTAATACACGACGAAAAAGAAAAAAAATTGAGAAATTTACCTCAATTTCAACCCTTGATAAAAAACTATATGATGAATATGAAATCATACAGAAGAAGAAGAAAAAAAATAGACCACCTGAATCCTATTTACATCAAACCTCAACAAGTGGCCGAAGATTTTAGTGGGGGAGAAAACAAGGAGAACGACATTTCAAAATTCTTCTCGTATTACGGACAAAAATAAAATATTTGAAATATCAAGAGAATGAATACAGTCGAAGAAACTCAGAAATTTATGAAAGAGCATGCACTCATTGAACCTCCATCTAATTCGGATAGAAATGTATCTAAGCGACTATATCGTTACATAATAGATAGTAGGGACAGAAATATCGATTACTTCCCTGACCCGAGTAAGTACGATATACCCTTGTCCGAAGATGTAACAGATGTTCAATCTGTAGAACTCATTAGCTTTGACATACCCTTCACAAAATATCTGATTAATGAATATAACAACGTACTGGAATATGCATTGATTGGTGATTCTCCAAAGTACAACAACCGACTTGACAGGGACGCATTTTCATTGGTATTCCTCGATTACGGAACTTACACGTTAGAAGAAATCGTCCAGGAATTAAATGACAAGAACCCTGATGCGGCCACGACCTTTGGGTATTCGAAGACGAAAAATAAACTTACTATTAAAACTACAGCAGGAAATGGTGGTTTGATTTTTACTGAAGGAAACATACTAGCTAGTTCCGATCCGGACGCTCCACCTGTGCGAAGTGGCGGTTATGACCGTACGGCGCCCACTTATTATGTGGCAAACTACAGGTACATCGGTAACACAAAGTCCCCGTTGACCAAAATTTTGGGATTGAAACCAAATGAAAACTTTCGTTTTTCAGGTGACCAAGAAGTTAACGATTTTCCTTACCAAGCAGATCTCCGACCAGACAGGTACATCGCTCTTCATTTGGGCCAAACAAGCCTAAATTTTAGTGAAAACAATCCAACGAATAAATGCTTTGCGATAATCAAGAAAGACGATCTAGATTCCAAATACATGGATATAACTTACAAGAAGTATTATAATCCACCTATTCCCGCTATGAGAACGTTACGTGTATCCTTCACAGACTATGATGGAAAACCGTACGATTTCCAAAATAAGGACCATTTAATCGAATTACAGTTCGAATGTTTCAAAAATCAAAGAAAATATAATGACATTTTTTGATTCACATTCAGCGCTTATCTGGAGCCATAGGCCATGTCATAGCGTTGATTGTAGTTACGTATGAAGTCTTTATTTGCACGCGTGACGGTATATCTCGTAATTGCTGGCGATACTGGACCCATTCATTTCTCTCCTCTGCTGTTAAAGAATTATCAGGCAGCTGCGACCAATCCGATTGCGCAAGTAATTTATTTCGGTCCTGTCGAATTCTGTTGCGAATCGTCTCTTTAATTTCTTCTTCTGTAAGGTTGATTCCGTCCGACATTGTTTCGTTTATTTTTATTTATATTTTTTTGAAAATTCTTGAATTGAATATTTTAATTTGTTTCAATTCTACTTTAAATGATTTTACGTACGTCGATTGTAAAATTATGCGTCGCGGTGGTATATGAATAAATCCACAGTGCCATCCTTCCATAGCTGGAACCGTAATAGTTATCACTGTCGATTAGGAATGCAAAAGGGTTTATGGTGCTGTCTCTGTGGTGATAATACTGGTTCAGGTCCATATACTCACCAGGTGCAGCATTATACAAAACATTGGTTTGACTTTGCGCAGGTACCATTCCAGTCGCCATGCCACCCCATATTTGGCCAACACCGCCAGAATTCCATGTTATTTTGATGGCGTACGATCCGTCCAAATAATTTTGACCGAAATCACATAACTTGGTCCAAGTACCAGATGTCAGAGATTTACTTCCTTCTAAAAGCCTTATACGGGGATGCAGAGCCTGTTCTCCATCAAGTCTTACCTCACCTTTAAATTCGACGTGAGCTGTTCCCCAACCCATGTTTCGCCCCATTGTGATGACATTATTATAGTAATGCGCCAAAGACGTGACGCGTGAACCGGAATCGTGCACCGCAATCTCTGTCTCATCAGCGCATTCCATCATCAGGCCTGCTGTGTAGTTTCCACTAGCAGCCCAACCTGTTGTTTGTCCACCATAATTGTGATAAGTGCTCCCTATTGTGAGACAGCCAATCTTGTTCATGTAACCATTTTGAACAGCATAATCCGAACCAATATGAGCATATCCCAAAACATTAGCTTGAGATCCACCTATGATCGTTGCACCCGAGTTGTAATAATTCAAATATAAAGTATTGCCTGCTGCGGCGTCTAAGTGCAAATTTCCATTGCTGGTCCTAATACGTGAAATACCGTCAGTGTTAGACGTTGACCAACCACCAATGTAAAGCCATTTTCCATATGAACTATTTTTATGCTTGAAGGGGGCATCATCGGATTGTGCCATATTAAGACCAGAGCCCCCGCTAGATAAACCTGCTGGAGTGTTTTCGAATTCTACGGTACCTTCGATTCTCGTAGTAGAACCAGATCTTCCAAGTCGCAAGTCCCCACTGTCGTTTCGAATAGTGTACGTGCTCGGTCCACCATCCAGAGTTCTTCCCGTGCCGTTGATGAAATGAACAGCACCACCATTGGTGGTGCCTGGTCTGGGGGCATTAAGTACGTAATTGAATTCCGTTAAAGGTGCATCCCCTGCGACTTTATTAAAGGGTGAAATTTGCGCGCTGGAACCAGTATCTATTTGATTAATCTGTATATCGCTGGAACCGTCGAATGGAACCCCGTTAATGTTTACAGGTGTAGCTAACTTGCTCGCCTCCGTGCTAAGTGTGATGTCTTGCGTACCGTCGAAGTCAACACCGTTAATTTTTCTTGGTGTCTGGAGTCTCGTTGCGGTATCAGCGTTACCGCCCAAAGCGGCATAAACTTTGGTGCAATGCAACTCAGACGCTGTCGTGAAGGTGAACGCAATATCTGGGTCGGGTAATCCGCCGCCGTCGAAGGCCAACGAGAAGTTGCTATAATCGTCGTTGGCGTATCCCCAGTACCAATTCATTCCTACACCCTCTGAGTTACGACCGTACACGCGATAAAGCTTGGTGTATTTAGCGTCACCTCGGCCTGTGAGATCGTTGACTGTTTCGTCGATGCCGAAATTTTGAGTGTCAATTATGACAGTTGGATCGGTTCCACCAACGCTGCTTCTGATTAGCTTGAAACCAGTCTCGGACTCGACCTTGAAAGACCCTTTGACGTGAAGGGTATCGTCTGGGTCAGAGGTGCCGACACCGACCGCCGAGTTGGTGTAAATCTTGTTGGTGTCCGCAATCTCTTTCCACGCGTCAGAAGCACTGGATTCTTCGTAGTCGTCGTTGTCGTCTCTGAAGATATCGGTAAGTTTCGCCGCCGCATTGAGAGTGCGCATGAAATTGAACCAATGCTGGAGCTTCATCGAACCGATATCCCCAATTCCTGCATGAGCGAGCGCAGCGTCGGTGGTTGCTTGTTCATTGGTATGTCCGGCGTTCGCACCAGCGTCAAGGATCGCTTTCGGCACAACGTCTGTTTTGCGTTTTCGGAACTTGAGGCTTCCATTTACATTGGAAATCTTCATGTCGTCGCCGACCCAGATAGAGTTGTTGCTCACGTAAAGATCCCGTATTTTGAATTCAGGGGACCCAATATCGTAAGCGTCGTTGGTATCCGGAATGATATCGCCACCGATAGTGGTTTGACCGGCCACAGATAACGTGCCCGAAACGTTGACATTAGTGGCGCTCGCGTCAGCGAGGGTTGCTGCACCGCCGACAGAAAGAGTACTGTTGGCAACAGTAGCACCTTCCAATGTAGACGCACCAGAGACTGACAGTGTCCCATCCAAAGTGATTTTGTCTGTGTCTACTTCCTTTAAGTGTAATACACCTGTTGGCATTTTTTATTTATGTTCATAAAAGTTGCACAATTGCAGTTTTTAAACGTTCAGGATTAAAACTACAATTTAAAAATGATATTTTACACAAATTATCCGCAATGGTAAGTGCAACCAATAAATTGAGCGATGAATGCTGGCTTGTCGTCTCTAATTAGAACATCGTATTCATGCTTAGCAATTTCGACTCCGTTACCGTCTACGTAACGTATCGGTTTCGCTTCATGCGTCATGGTGTAACCGCGTGAATCGATCGAAGGTACCAGCTCGGGATTTCCTTCTTCATCGTACATGTATCCACACTCGTCACGATCAATTTGTTGGGTCGGTATCACGCGCTTCACGAAATCAGCGTCTGTGGTAGCCTTCGCGACTGAATAGTTGTGAAGAAGATCGTCGTCCTGTTTCTGGCCGTACCCAGGAACATCCGAAGATGTGATGTAATCTCCGTTCTCGATTTCGCCGTTTGCGTTGCACACCCATATTCCACCTTCGCCGACAGCGTTGTACGAACCTTTCGAGAAATCATCACAGCATTCATCGGTGCAAAATTGCACAACGCCTTCTTCGTCCTCAATTTCGGAATAGCCATATTTTTCTTCGTTCGTCAATTTTTCGTATTCTTCTCGCGAAATCATCTTCTTATGCGTTTTTGTGTGTATTAAGCTGAAAACACCACACACGCGTTTGTCCTTGGCCTTGTTACATAATCTTACATCTGGGCAAGAGTCCATGACCGACAAATAATTCTTAACAACGCCATTCACTTTCTCGTCCTTTATTTCTGTTAGGTATTCCCCAGTGGCGTATACGATCTTTCCAACGTCTTGTTCTGAAAAGGGTCTGAAAATGTCGTGATCGCCGGTAAATGAAGAAAATCCGCCGTCACATTTGACTCCCAGGTTAGTGCCGCCCCTACCATGAATCCTAAACTCGCCGTTATTAGATTGGTCGCGGACAATACCCGGATACCCATCCCACGCGTAAACTAAGTTACCACCTTTGTTCACCATGTAGGTTCTGTCACCGAAATCGAATGAACGACCCGAGTCTCCGTCACATTTTATCATACCAGTACTAGACTTTACGTGCAGGGCTGCCGTTGGATCATGATTCCCGACGCCGACAAAGCCACCATGTTTAATCGTAAGTGCGCGGGTTCCACCGTTCCATGAAGCGTTGTATTGAAATATTAAGTCCGGTGAAGTACCAGATCCTGATGCCATATTCCATTTATGTCCGCTGCTTTCGAGCAGCAACTGTGGCTCACCAGAAGAAGCAGCACAAGATATGACCATTCGTGCATCTTGGTCGGATCCTGTCGAATTATTCCTAATACGTGCAATATAATTTCCTTCGCTGCTAACGACCACATCTAATGGCGACGACGGGCTACTTGTTCCCACTCCGAGATAGCCGCCATTCGTAAATGTAAACCGTTCAGTGCCGCCACTCGGCCTAAACGCTAAATCGCCGGTAGGTTTAGACAACAACCAAAATTTTTCAGCACCGGACTGTTGAAATCTTAAATAGGAATATCCAGAAGCCGAATCTACATACACACTTGAGTGACTTGACCCAATATTTTTGACTTTAAGACCCGTATCAGCTGTAAAATTAACCTCTAATGGATGACTTGGTGAAGTTGTTCCAACTCCTAAATTCCCACCCGTGTTGAAGTAGGAATTTTGATTGACACCGCCATTTATTTGAGTTCTTGTTACACCGGCAGTCCCTAAATTCCATCTGGGTCTTCCAGAGCTCATATTTGAGTGAATAAAAGGTGTTCCGGAGTGATTCCTGGATATTTCAATAATTCCCCCGACTTTTACGTCGAAATTAGTCACTTCATCACCTGAACCGGTTTTGACGTTTAGCTTATCAGTGGGGCTACTAACCCCTAAACCAATGTTCCCATCATCGTCAATAAAAAGGGCCCTGTTAGTATTTCTTGTTCCAAATGACAAAGGGCCCGTCAAGTTTCTCATATTTACTTCTTTATTACTGCCAGACATGTGTCCTAAATAAAATCCAACTCCCGCCTCCGGGTTATAAGCATAACGATGCTCTCCTGTCCAGGTGTTATCGACGAACGCTATCGAACAAGTAAAAGCGTTTGTGTCCGCATCATTTTGTCCACTGTCAGCAATAGCAAGTCTGCAGTCGTCACCCCTGATGTGTAACTGACATTTGGGATCAGTTTGGTTTAAACCGAATTTGCCATTTGAACTGGTAATTCCGTCGACACCATTGCTGCCTACTGGAATAGTAATGTCGGCAGAACCATCGAAATCAATCCCGTTAATTTTACGTGGAGTTGCGAGCCTGGTCGCTGTATCAGCATTACCGCCCAAAGCTGCGAATACTTTCTTGCAATGCAGCTCTGAAGCCGTTGTGAAAGTGAACGAAATGTCTGGGTCGGGCAATCCTCCGCCGTCAAAGGCGAGAGAAAAGTTGCTGTAATCGTCGTTGGCGTACCCCCAGTACCAGCTTCTGCCAACACCCTCTGAGTTGCGACCGTACACGCGATACAGCTTGGTGTATTTAGCGTCACCTCGGCCTGTGAGATCGTTGACCGTTTCGTCGGTGCCGAAATTTGCAGTATCAATGATGACAGTAGGATCGGTTCCACCAGCGCTGCTTCTAATTAGCTTGAAACCAGTCTCGGACTCGACCTTAAACGACCCTTTGACGTGGAGGGTATCGTCCGGGTCAGAGGTGCCGACGCCGACAGCCGAGTTGGTGTATATCTTGTTGGTGTCCGCAATCTCTTTCCACGCGTCAGAAGCACTTGATTCTTCGTAGTCATCGTCGTTCTCACGGAAAATATCGGTGAGTTTTGCCGCCGCATTGAGAGTGCGCATGAACTTGAACCAATGCTGGAGCTTCATCGAACCAAGATCCCCAAGTCCTGCGTGAGCGAGCGCGGCGTCGGCGGTGGCCTGTTCATTGGCATGTCCGGCGTTCGCACCAGCGTCAATAATCGCTTTCGGCACAACGTTCGTTTTACGTTTTCGGAACTTAAGTTTTCCTCCTTCGTTACTGATTTTCATGTCGTCGCCGACCCAGATAGAGTTGTTGCTCACGTAGAGATCCCGTATTTTGAATTCAGGGGACCCAATATCGTATGCGTCGTTGGTATCCGGAATGATGTCGCCACCCATAGTGGTTTGCCCGGCCACAGATAGTGTCCCTGATACGTTGACATTAGTAGCGTTCGCGTCAGCGAGGGTTGCTGCACCGCCGACAGAAAGGGTACTGTGGGCGACAGTTGCACCTTCCAATGTGGACGCACCAGAGACTGAAAGTGTCCCGTCCAAAGTAATTTCGTCAGTATCTACTTCTTTCAAATGTAGAACTCCTGTTGGCATTTTTTTATTTATCAGCACATAAGTTACCCAATTGTATTTTTTAAATAATCGATTATATTAAAAAAAACATATACGTAATTTTAATTATATCGAGTTCTTTTATTGTCAGCTATTCTTTTATATAAAAAATACGGGTTGGATTTTCCCATTTTTTTCCTGTTACTGTACAAAATTCTAGAAGGGTGCAACATCACTCAGATCGACAACGGGAAAAATGATAAAAATGACATTCATTCCAAAGAAATATATTATATTTGATTCAAATTTTCCATACTAAAAAATCAATTGAAGTATTTTTTTCGTAACTTTTAATTATTATCCAGTGCTTTACTTGTCAGCTTTTCTTTTATAAATCCAGTTATGATGTACTTCTTTCCGTGTTTAACTTCAGCACCTCTGTGCACAAAATTCCACGTCGCTGGAAAGAATAAAACTCTTCCCACCGAAGGTTGTATAGATCTTCCGTACATGAATTCAGTCGCTCCACCTGCTTCTTTCTCGAGATTATTTAAATATATGATGAAGGCAATTATACGCTTATCTTCCGGGCTGTCGTCATGGTGCCAATCAAACTTTTCTCCTGGTTCATATCTTTGAATGTTGTACCCAGTCCGTTTCAATGTGCATAAAAACACCGGGAGGTTCTTTGTTTCTGTCAAATATTTGTGATACTCCAATAGAACTTTTTCGATAAATCGATCAAGTGACCCATGTATATCTTTCCACTCGGAATTTGGGTTTAGTTCTAGATCGGTACACTTTTTAATTTGACTTACAGTTTTATCGTTTCCAGTACGACCGATTTTTTTATTTGGATCTGCTTCGAATTTTTCGATGATTTCTTTGCAAAAGTTTTCTGTTAAATATGTGTCGTTTGATATGTAAAGGTAATCTTCCATTACATTGATATTAAAAAACAAAAATTTCTAATCTCATAGCAGCTTATGCACATTATTTTGATTTGCCATACCCAAAAATTATATAAAAAATACGGGTTGGATTTTCCCATTTTTTTCCTGTTACCGTACAAAATTCTACAACCGTGCAACATCAATTGAAGTATTTTTTTCGTAACTTGAAAACGTATTCATCATCGATATTCCGGTTCACAACGTCTGTGAATTTGTTTTCCCTTTTCAGCATTTCAACAATAAAATTTATGCTAAACATACCACACTCGGTATTTTTGAACTGGTGTTTATTGGTGTTTACGTGCAAGTTGAATTCTTTATTGGTTTTTGATTTCAATTGCGTTTTGATGGAATCGTACAGTTTGTCAACATATGAAAATTGTTTTTCTGCATTCGAATCGTAGTAATAAAAGCCGAATTTTTGTGATTTTGGATCAATGTTTACATATATTGCTACCCAATGAGATCCAGACATATAATGTGGATCGAGGTTGAAAACTATCCCAAGTTGATACTTTCTTTTACTCAATAGGTCAATTACATTTATATTACATAATTCTTGAGATACACATTGCCCCATTACAACATCGTTGTAATTACTGGGGAACACTCCGATCTGCATAAATGTTGGATACTTGTCCTCGTACTGCTTCAAAACTTTATCAATATCGAAATTAGACAACCAAGTTCTTGGATTTTTTTTCCATTCGTGTGGCGCTTTTGGTCTGAAATTAGTTTTAATCACATCTTGTTGTTCGACCCAACAGGACTCGTCATCGTTGCATTTAGCTTTCATTTTTTTATGGATGCTTTTCCAAAGTTTTTTTTTATCTTTTGAAACTATGATTTTATTTTTCTTATTTGTCTGCTGTTTGTTGTAATTCATTGCTATCTTTTTTAACTGATCGTAATTAAAACAGGTGAAATTATCATCATCCGCTGACGCTGGTGAACACTGCATTGCTTTACATAAAGAAAATAATACAACTGCGTTTATGTTATAATCCATTTTATATGAAAAAAATTAAATAGTAAGCCTAGCCAACATGAATGGTACGATGAATTTAAAACAGCTGAATGCTATAAACGGGGCTATTCACGAGGAACTTTCTGTCACTGGGAATATAACAAGTAGAGGGAATATACATACGAAAAACATCAAGTTGAATGAAGATTTATCTGTAGCTGGTGAAGTAAATATAGACAAAGACTTGAATGTCAGTGGAGCGACGACAATAGATGGAACTTTGGCCGTATCAGATATTTTGAACGATGTTTCAATTGACGGTTCTTTGTCAGTGAACGACTCGATAAATTTATGTAATAAATTGTCCGTTGGTGGTGATATGTCAGCTAAGAATGTGGTAATCGGAGGAAGGCTGTCAGTGTTTGGCCAGGCAACTTTAAATGGTCAAACGACTTTAAATGGTAAAACTACGTTTCGAGGGGACATAATACCAGCCGCTGATGAAGCTTATGATATAGGATCTCCGCAAAATAAAGTGAGAGATTTGTTTGTATCAGATCGTAGTTTATGGATCGGAGACAAATCCAGAATATCATATATGAACGGAAGATTACAATTCATGAAACGAAAGGTTGATTGTGTACCGTCGAGCTTATTAGAGGTGGCTCTTCATGCAGACAATGGTTATTCGGATGAGGAAGAAGTTTTGGAAGCGGCCCTTTCGCACTGTAAAGTTGAGGATATTCAATTTATGAAGTTATACGATTGGTTATCTTTCATGCGAACTTTCAATCCTAAAGCGACGATTAACGACGTCTTTAACAAGAAGGAGGATTATTGTGAAACAAGCAGTTCTGATATATGGAAGGAAGATCCCGAAACCTCTAGTGTTTATACTGATTCACATATTGGTTTTGGGATAAAACCACAGGAGCAATTGCATGTTGGGGGGAAATTAAAAGTTGAAGAAGGATTTATGTTGAAAAGGAAATCAAAGGGGTCCGAATTGTTTATATTAGACACAGAGAATTACGGCACTGAAAATAACATATTTGATTGCTCGGGGATGGGTGCAACTAGTTTAACGAGATTGTACAGGGTGTTTGGGAGAAATTCGAAAGGATCTGGTCGGAGCTGGCATTGGGGCTTTGCGAACGATTCTGTTAAGAATTTTTCACTTTCTTACAAAGAACCTAAAAAGGATCCAAATGTGACTTTTGTATTTACTGACAATTCAGAACTTTATTGCTCTCAAGTGCACGCAAATTTAAAGGGTAATGCTGATACGGCTTCTATCTCAAGAAAGCTAGCGACGCCTCGAAACATTAACGGAGTACAGTTCGATGGAACTGCAGATATTCAACTGCCGATCACCTTTGACGTCGAAGCGGACGAACCGTTAACAAAACAATCAACGGGATCTTCAGATGACACCTACAACTTTATTCTGAACGGGCCTGTTCCTGGGAACACTTCTGGAGGAGCGGTTCATTATATCAACGGAGCGGAAAGATTCACAGACGGTGGTCCGAATGTGTATACGATAAAGAATGAAGACGGTGATTTAAGGTTGGGAGATCTAAATCGAAATATTACTCTAGAAGGTACTGTTAAATTTAGCGTCCCCAGAAAGATAAATGGAATTGTTTTCGACGGAACTCAAGACATAAATCTTCCTTCGAGCAGTGCCGCAACAGCAGCTAAATTACTGAACAAAAGAAAAATAAATGACACACCATTTGACGGTACGACTGACATAAAAGTAAATGGGTTAACGTACAATATAAATGAAGAATGGTTGTGTAATACTAGGGACGAAGTAGATTCTCATTTCCAAATGTATGGGAAAAAATGTTCTATGGTGTTCAGGACCGACGGAACGAGTGCATTTGGTAATAACGGTAGATTTCCCTTCGTTTGGTTATACGGTGGAGTTGATTCGAATGAGCATCGTAAAATGATTTTGAATACTGATGGTAATATTTGGACCGAATCGTACGGTTGGTTGCAAGACAGATTTGCACCATTTAACGGTTCAGAACATTCAGATTTTCAATGCAGTAATTTGCGACTAAACAGTTGGATATATTTCAATGAGGACTGTGGTTATAGTTGGGAAGGGTCGAACGGAACTGGTTGGAAAATATTTCCAAAAGACGCTTCTTACATCGTCATGCAATCAGGGGCGACGGCGACGGGGGGATTATGTGGTACTGTTCAAAACAACACGCCAAGAGGATACGTTTCGTGGACTTCAAACAATGAAATTGGTTTCTTGAATTCTGATGGCAATTGGTCACTTAAAGTTCTCAAAAATAAAACTGTTAAATGTTTCTCAGATATTCTGATATCTGGTAAAATCAAGTTAGGTGAAAAAGGATCCGAATTTAAATTGTGTGATACCAACCCGTATGCGACATTTGACACGCACTTCAGTGAAAATAATGAATGGGGCGGTTACGCTATAAATGACAAATGGGTATTCACAACTAATCAAAACTTAGGTAAGTCAGGAGTTGTCGATAGCGAACACAATAAATGGAGTATTCAATTCAACGAAAACTCGTATACTTCAATTTTTCATGATGGGGTACCTAAATTAATGACTGACATTTCTGGAATTAAAGTAAATGGTAACATAAATACAGAGGGTGTAATACAAGCTGCAAATCAGATTTTAATCAGTGGCGCAGCACCATCAATGGTTTATTTCAGTAAAACATATGCAAGTGCTCTTCAACATTGTGAACATGATAAGTTGTATTTTTTGAGATGGCACCAAAAAGGGTTTGACAAAAAAAATGGAAAATGGCCTCTTGTGATTGATTTGAACACGAATGACTGTCACGTCGGAGGTGGCCTCTTTGCGAATTCATTGCTCATCGACACTGACGTAAAGTTGTGCGCGAATCGCGGATGCGTTTCTATCGGTGGCACAAGGTTGGGTAAATTTATGCAATTAAACGGCGACTACTGGCTTCACGATCAAAAAAATGGAGCAATCGAGCTTAGAAATTCTGCGGGAAACAGGTTGGGAAAGATAAGAGCTCATATTGAAAGTGATTGTAGCCTTAAATTAAAACACAACATCAATAATTTGACCTCTGAGCAGTTGGACATAATGTATAAAGATGCGATATCTATGGATCTCGTGTCATATTATCGAGTTGAGGAATCACCAGGTTATCACTGCAAGCGTCTTGGCTTTATACTTGAGCGTGGTCCCAAGTATTTGTTGACGGGAACTAGTAAGGAATCTTATCTCGAGTCCAATTGGATCTGCATGTTACACGCGGCGACTAAAGTAATTGACAAAAAATTGAGCGTCGTTATGGATGATGTAGGAAAAAATCTTGATTTCACTGGTCAGCACAGGACATTGATCGACGACAGAAACTTCTCTCAGTATGGTCATTTAGAAGGATTGATTGTATGCGCTGATCTTAACAAGTATGTAGACGAAGTAACAATCGATAAAGCAACACCCATAGTAAATTTAGCTGCCTATCCTATGGATAAATCTGTATATGGCGTTGTTTCAACAAGGGAAAATGTTACTGATTTCAAACACGATGCATATGTCAAAAGGGAATGTGGTGACGTCCGCGTCAAAGTAAATTGCTCCGGAGAAGGTGGAATTTGGGTTTGCGACATAAATGGTGAAATCGAATCGGGTGATTACATCACAACCTCTGAAGTCCCCGGTTATGGGTGCAAACAGGACTCCGTCTTTTTAGCGAATTACACTGTCGCAAAATCAACAATGGATTGCGATTTCGAAAGATACAGAGATCTCCAAAAAAAAATTAAGACTAAGACTGAGAGAATTCCTTATTATTACAAGGACTATGAATCCGTGGCCGATAAAGAAAAATTCGATTCATGGGACGATAAATTTAAATATGAGAAAGAATTTGAGTGCTATATAAGGTCGGAGTGGTGCACAACAGAATCACCAGGTGATAAGACACAATCCTTCTATGTGTTGAACAAATCTAGATTTACCGATAATCTCGGAATTGCTCAAACAGGAGCCTCTGTCAATTTATCGCAAGTTTACGACAAGGTAATGGCAGCTGCTGCTGCGAAAGAGGCCGCTTCAACTTCCAAGATGCCTTCAACCAAGATTGCAACTCCTCAAAGTTTACAAGATCTTCCTGAGAAAATATCAGCAACTGATTGGTATAATCTACCGGACTATCACCAAGATGCTTATTCCCTTGTCCATGGGAAGGTTATCGATACAATAATTTCTACTTCAGAGTACGAAGACGGTTTGAAGGCTGGAAATAAACAGTGGGCATCAATGTGGAAAAAATCACGTAAAACATTTAAAGTAATTGTTGAACGATTTGAAACAAAAATTCCAACTAAGGGCTACGAAGTCGAATACAGAAACGAAGAGGTAAACGATTTAGACGATGAAGGTCAATTACAGTGGAAAGATACAACCGTTATAAAGGAACGGTATCCTGTCAGATATCTTCTCCCGAATGGTAATCAGATAAGTCAGGACGAATATCAAACAAGATTAACACAAAAAAAGACAGTTTACAAAGCTGCGTTTATCGGTTGCACTTATCATGCCGGGTAATGATATTTAGATTGATTGTTTTTTTTAATTTTCTCTGTAAGATTTAATGAATGACATAAGAAAGAAAGGACTTTTTCTCCTGCTTTCAATTACAGTGCTCTGTATTTTGGGAGCAAATTTCTACAATAAAAAGTCTAATTCAAACTTCATATTTGACAAAGTCTATTTAATAAATCTGGATAGAAGACCTGATCGATTGGAAAGGTTTATGCGTACTTATGATAATTCTGATATGAGAGATATACCGATCCAACGAATTCAGGCAGTTGACGGGTCGGATTTAGATATCTCCAAGGTTCCATTGTCAGATATTGCACGTGGAGAATTAAAACAGATTGAAACAACGGGGTTTAGGAGCCGGCACTACCAAATTACAAAAGGGTCGATTGGCTGCGCTCTCAGTCATATAAGGATCTGGAAACACATCGTCGAGAACAACTACAGTCATGGACTTATTTTCGAGGATGACGTGAATGTGCCTGCAACGTTAAAAACAAACATGATAAAATCTGTGAAAAATATTCCAAAAAACTGGGACGTAATACTGATGGGTTATCATTGTAAAGAATGCGAGAATGTGAAGGATAAGAATTACAGGATAGTCAATAGGTTCATATTGTTGCATAATTACGCAATATCGTATGCTGGAATTGTCAAGATTTTGAAAACGAACTCGCTGTTCCCAATAACGCAACAAATTGACAGTTACTTAAGTGAGTTATCTCAAGACATATTAAACATATACGCCATTCAGAACCCAATAATTCACCAGAACGGTTCGCGAACGGACATTCAAACACCAATCATGAAACTAAAGAACGTTGATGTGGATTCGAGACAAAAGGTAGAAAATCTTAAAAATAAAAATTAGTTTTCCAATTTCATAGCATCTAGGCAAGAAAAATGACTTAAAAAATATTTGCGAATGAAATAATAATCATGTATGTCACATGTATGCCATGTCTAAATACGACAGAAATCAAAACTGAATCAAATCAAAATAATACTGTACT